TACTGCTCAGAGCTCAGTCCAGTAGCAGCAAGCTCCTCGGCGTAGTCGAGGGCGGCCTGTGCAGCGGCGGGAGAGAGGTTCATGAGAGTGTCCTTTCTATGACGGGTTTCAATATAGAGCCCGTTTTCTACGCGAAAAAAAAAGATAAGCCCAGCCCCCCATGCGTATAGCACAGGGGGCCAGGCGAATCTCAGAAGGGTTTAACCTTCATGATCAAACCGAACGCCTTCGAGCTGACGACGGCAAGTCGCTCGTACTGGAGGACGGCTACGATACCGGCCAGTGAGGTAGCTGCACCGAGAATTGCGTCTTTGCTGAGCTTCTTGCTCTCGCCAAGGGCTTTGGCTTTTGCAAGAGTCTCGACATTTCGAGCAATTGTGGTGTAGTCCTCACTAGAGGGATCGTGAAGCTCGGCCTCCTTCAGAGCGGACTCGATTGTCTGCTGAATGGGGTCAGTTTTCTTCATGGATGGGCTCCTTTCTAGGGGTTCATTATACCGCAGGTTTTTCTCGCTTAGACCTGCTTGACGTCCAGCGTCACCTTGCCATTCCGAAGCATCTCAGCGACGCCCTGGTCGAAGGTAGCGTGGATCCCCTGGTCCTCAGACACGTGAAGGGCGCCTGAGGGCTGAGTACCCTGGTACTTGTTGGAGCTCACACCGAGAAGAACACCCAGGAAGGTGTCAATCGCAGCGATCGTCCCAGCGACCTCAGTCGGGTGAGGCAGGTGCCACAGAGCCGCCAGAGTGAGGTAGAGCGCAGAGGTAGCCGGAAGGGCGACCAGTGCAACCCACTTGAGGATGTCGTAGGACTTGTTGTTCAACTTACTCTCCTGAAGGTGCTTTGCCATATTGCTTCCTCTTTGTCGGGGGTCTAGGGGTGGGGACTACGGGAAGATTCTTGACCTCATTCACTATCTTCTCAGCAAGCCCATTCCCCCCGAACTCGGAATAGGGCTCTACAAGATACTTCATGAAGTCCTCATACTCGTCGAGGGTGAGAAATCCTCGATGAAGATATGTCTTCCCGACATATACAATCCGGTCATGGGCCATTCCGAGCAGAAGTCTTGATGTGGCGGACTTCCGCTCACTTCGCTTCATGATCCAAGCCCACATTCCGGAGGATCCCAGAACCGACAAGAATATTGCAAGGATAATGTCAGTCAGGGGGTTGAATCCGAAGTGCTGCATGTTAACCGATCGCTAGATAGGGACGGACCCCGAGGGAGTAGTTAATCGGGGCGTGGGAGAACTGACCCGTGGACTTCATATAGACCGCGGTCTGAGCCGAGGCACGCTCACGAAGCCAGTATTCCTCCTCAATGTTAACAAGGGCGGGGTTGAGCCTGAAGGCAGGGAACTGGTTGTGGTGCATACCCTTGGAAAGAGGGTCGTTGAAGATCGATGTCCCCCAGAGCATGGCCTCATCCATGATGTTGATGTGCGGGTTGTACCAGCGCCAGTCCCTGACTGCGCCGTTACCATCGTACCCAGTAGCGACTCGAGTCCAGACGCCAACCATATTGGAACGGTTGAACAGGGATTCAGCCATACGACTCGCCTGAGTCATGGTAGACTGGTTCAGTGTCGAGTCGACGTATGAGCGCTGATCCGGGATAGTAGTAGACCAAGCCTCTCGGAACAGAGACCGGTCGGGCACTACCACAATATGGTTCTGGCGGAATGGTGGCTCACCGATATTGATGAAGTAGTTGAATGCCACGATTCGCCAAGTAACACCGGAATATGTCCAGTAGTCGCCAAGGTACAGACCAGAGAACGATCCGCTTCGAATCGCCTGGAGGTATGGTGTCACCGAGTTACCAAGAGAAGCTCCTCGGTAGATCGAGTTGTGGACACCAACATTCGAGTCGTTGAGCATCCCATAGACGGAACCCGAGTTAGTGAACTTCTCGTTGATCTGAGTGATCTTGAGCTCGGTACCAGCAACTCGACCCTCGACGGCCTGGATACGATCGTTCTGGTTCTTGTCGCTCACCTTGAGGTTGGCGACGTCAGTCGAGGTGTTACCCCCCGCGTTAGCCAGAGCATCTCGAACCGAGTCGAACCAGGTGTTGAACTCGCCCTGGAGCTTAGCCTGAAGGGAGTCCAGGTTGATCGTCTCGAGAGGGCCGCGAACATAAGGAGTGCGAGCACTACCCACAAGGTTGATGATGTTCTCGGCGACAATCTGTCGAGAGTTCTTAATAACCTTGATCTGAGCCAGAGCGAAGGTCTGTCGGTCACCACTGTCGCCGACATTCGGGATCAGAGGGGTGACTGCCGGAGTACCCTGGACAACCTTGATCTTGGCTCCGCGGACAGCCTTGGATCGGTCAACCTCGATACACACGAGATCGATACGGTCCAGAGTTGCGTGAGAACCAGTGATAGCGACTGTCTCATCGCCCGAGTTCTCAACCCATCGGTTATTCAGCCATGCCTTGCCCGCGCCCACATATACAGACATACCGTTGTTGGTGGGGCGAACTCGGAACTTGTCCCCCACGTTCGGGAAGACGCCCGGTGCGATGATGCCGTCGAAGAGCGAGCCGAACTGGTCCGCATCGTATGTCCGGTCACCATTCACCGAGTTGTAGAAACCACTAGAAATGGCCATGCATTAATCCCTTTCTCGAGGAGCAATGACCTCTCCGGGGCCACCGCGAGTGAAGTCAATACGGAAGCCGTCACCATTCCACTTGGTACGAGACGACATTGAGATAGTGGGAACCCGAGAGAACCCACTACTGGACCAAGACTCAGTCATCTCAGTCAGCTGGCACTCAATTGGCTCTGCGTTGCTGCCCGAGGGGACGTAGTAGAAGATATCTCCGACATCGAAACCAGTACGGTACTCGACATTGGAGAAGCTGTTGATCTTACCCGAGATCATCTTGAGTGGGGTATACTTCGGGAACATAGCGTCCAGAACCCAGAAGGGATACCACACCTCGCTCAGAGAGGTGATATGCTTCCGCTGAAGATCGGTAAGCGCTTTCCAGTCCTTGATCGAGTAGGGCTTGTGGACCTGAGTATTATCCCACAAGACTTCTCGTCGAGTAATTGGATTCTCAGATCGCAGTGTGTGTGCTCGAGTGTGGGTACTACCGTCTGCAATCCACTTCAGATCCACATCGCCGGAGTCCCAGACCTCATAGATCGTACTCTTCTTATCGACAATGGAGTCCACTGACTCGAAGTCCGAGAAGTTGTCATTCTCCTGAGCGAGCGTGATCGTGTTAATAAGATGTGGCGCTGTTACGTAACAGTGGATGCCCTGGTTCTCGAGTTTGATCTTGTAGAAGAGTGAGTAACCATTCGGCTTGCATGCTGATAAGACGTTCTTGAACATCTCGGCGATGGGTGCTCGGTCGTAGATGATCCACTTACCATCCTGGATCTTCTGGCCGGTGTCATTGACGTATGCCATCTGCGACACTCGAGTCTCGCGGTGGAAGTTGAAGTTGTCGATCCTACGAGCAGCTTCCGCATCCTTACCAAGATGCGCATGGGCCAGATTTTCTGCCGTCATTTGAGCATTGAACTGGCCATTCTTGTCTGGCTCAATCCACTGCCTGTGAGGTAGGACTCTCCACTCAAACATCGACTCGAGAGAGCGCCCGGTATACTTATGGAGGTAGACGCCATCATCCTCCTGCTTAACCGTAGCAGTCTCGATGACCATGGCGGTCGATGTATCGTCTCGAATGAATAGGTTCCCGAGACTGTACTCATACCCCGGCTGATCAGAGTAGAGCTGGAGCTCGAACTGACCGTAGTCATAAGCCCGCTCGGTCCAGTTGAGGGAGTAGAAGTTGTTCGGAACCTCAATCCACGAGTTGTAGTTATGAAGGAACGCGAAGAACAGCTGCATCAAATCCCCCTATAAAGCGTATCGTATTCCATAGAGACGTTCACGTCGTCAACGCCTCCAGCATACTGAAGGGCGATCGTGTTGATTCCTGGGTGCATCTGAATCCAGGTACTCCCTGGGGCCAGAACACCAGTGATGTAGGACTTCCTTCCTCGAGCCTGGTGAGTGATCGACTTCTTACCAGGACGAGTGTCCACCACAATACTCTCTCCGGCATAGAAGTTTCCAGCTCGAGAGATAGACATTGTCTCGTTGAAGGTTGTGTTACTCAGGATAAGGTTACTAACTGTACCGAGGAACTCGACCGTGATAGTAACGCCAGCCGGGTAGTCACCAAGGTATCGGATGTCCTTACCCGAGGAGTTGGTCATGTCACCGAACTTGAGCTTGTGGTTGTCCTGTGAGAAGAACGGGAACTCGAAGGTGGGTGTGTTGTCATTGAAGCCCACAACCTTCTGGATCTGAGTAGCGGAGGACTTCCAATACGGGTCCAGCCCAAGAAGGGAGACCTGGATCTCCTGCCGCTCAGAGAAGATGTTCGGCTCGACGGACTCGACGATGAAGTCGGAGTGCACGTTAAGCCAGTCGGTTGTCACACCGAGAGTAATGGTCTCCCCGACTCCGAAGTAGGAATATGTCTTGAGTCGGAGTTCCTGAATGTCGGTTCCCCAGGGGATCAGAGTCAGCACCACAGTACGAGTACCAACCCTGATCCCCTTAAGGAACGCTCCGTCCAGCAGGGCGAAACCATCAGTGCTGATGTCCGCCTTTACTGGCCCCAGACCAGTAATCTCCTTGACCGCGACCCCCGACTCGTAGGGGTTCGTGATGTCGATGGTTAGACGATCCCCCGACTTTGTCGTGGACGAGATCTCTGAGATCATAGTGTCAACTTGTCCTTTGCCATAGCAAGCTGAGTGTGGGTCTGGCGATAGATAGTCGCCGCATCCAGCGCCTCAGGCGAGTTGTTGGTCTGGTTGAAGGTGATGTTTGTAACACCATTTTGACTATTCTTGTCAGAATTGTCAACTGCGATCGGAGCAGGAGGTCGAGCAGCATTAGCTGCCTGAGCTGTGACTCCGATGGCGGGCATGAAGTTGTTGATGCCCTTAGCCTGCTTCTGCATCTCGGTGAGGTCCAGAATAGGCTTGATTTCCGGCTTGAAGGATGGGTCGTCCTCGATGAGTTCGTTTACTCCGTCGAGCGCCTTTGACATAGCATCGTAAGCTGCGCCAGCCATACTACCGCCGGCATCAGCAACACGATCGCCAGTATCCTCAATACCGATGGCAAGGCCCTCTCCGACGTACCCACCAAGTTCCATCATCAGTCGAGAAGGAGAGTGGATCTTGAAGTAACTCTTGACCTTGTTGTAGCCCTTCTTGGCTACGTTCAGCATAGACTCACCGAAGCTCCAGGCCTTGGATGCAAGACCGTTGGTCATACCGTCGACAATAGCCCAAGCAATCTCACGGCCAACCCTGTTGAATTGCGGAGCGTACTTGTTAATAGCATCGCGAACACCTTCAAGAAGCTTGAGGACTGTCCACATACCCTTGTCGATGATCTTAGGCCCGTTCCGAGCAATTCCATCCAGGAAGTTCAGGATGACATTCGTGGCGGCGTCAATGACCTTGCCGATGTTGTCCGCGATTCCATTCAGGAAGTTTGCCAGAATTGTGGCACCCTTTTCGCCGAACTCATAGGCGTGGTTAGCCAGCTCGGTGAGCATTGCCTGGATCAAGATGAACAACGTTGCGACAATGCCAGGAATATTGGCGTTGATAGCATAGATGATCGCTCCCAGCAACGCCGCCATAGCCACAGCAAGCTCTGGGGCCTTTGATCCTAGGGTGATGATGAAGTTAGCAATAGCAGTAGCCACATCAATCGCTACCTGGGGTAGAATTGCAGCAAGCTGCTTAAGCCCCTCGGTTAGGACGAGGAACGCTGCGGCACCAGTAGTAGCACAGATACCCAGTACCGCCGCAAAGGCCGCCATACCGATCGAGATCGGAAGTAGCGCCAGGCCTAGTGCGAGCAATGCCGCCGTGAGTACGATCATACCCACTGCAAAGTACTGAGCACCAGCCGCTGCAGCTACCAGGATCAGCATACCACCAGCAAGAGCAATCAAGCCAATTGCCAGCTGAGTCCAGGTGATACCAGACAGTGTCTTCATTGCTGAGGCCAGGGCCAGGAACGCAATTGACGCAATACCAAGCGCAATAGCACCTGTCTTGAACGCGTCGGCGGCAGCCATCGAGATAGCCAGAATAGCAAGACCAGCAGCCAGAGCGATGAGACCCTTGGCCAGAGTCATGATATCCATGTTACCGAGAATGGCCACTGCTCCAGTTAGAACAATAACTGCCGCAGACATAGCTATGATTGCAGCTGCACCTCGAGCATTGGCTCGTCCAGCGATAGCCAATGCGATAGACAGCTCGGCAATGACCACGCCAAGGGCGATTACCCCCTGGAGAAGTTTACCCGTATCCATTGTCCCGAGCATCCAGATAGCAGCCACTAGGATGTTACAGGATATAGCGAGAGACAACAGAATTGCTGCACCCTTACCCATGAATGGGTCCTTGCTGACAACCATCATGAACCCTGATAGGATAGTCACAACCGCAGCGAGGGTTACGACTCCCTGGATAGCCTTACCAGTATCCATGGACCCAAGAGTGTATACTGCTAGAGACAGAATAACACACGACGCTGCTAGTGCTAGAAGGATTCCAGCGCCCTTCTCAACGCCCTTAGTCGCGGCCATCTTAGTCATGAATTCCTGCATGGTCATCATCAGGATCTTCATGGCGGCTAGACCGACGACAGCGCCCTTGAGATCCATGCCCGCAAGGATGCGAACAGCGGTAGCCATCAAGATCATTGCCGCACCCATGGCGATAAGCATGCCGACAATGCGGACACTGTCATTCTTGAATGCGACCATCTTAGTCATGGACTCGAGCATGTCATCCATCATCTTGAAGAGGTACTTCAGGACGGCGAGGGTGACGAGAAGCTTCGGCGCTGGGACCAGAGACATCAGGATTAGAGCCCCCGCAAGAACACCGAGGGCAATAGCAATCGTCAGAAGTGCCTTAGCCTTAACCTTCTGTTCGAATGCCTCGAGGACCCCTCCGAGCTTGTCGAAGACGTTACCGAGCTTATCAGCGACATTTCCGATCTTGTCGAAGTTCTCCTTGAAGGAGTTGATCCATCGAGTGAAAGCAATAAGCACTCCGCCGCCAATAGCCCCGACAAGGATCTTACCCATGTCATAAGACTTAAGGTTGGAGTTTGCCTGACTCATAGCATTGCCGATGGAGCCAAATGCGTTCTTGGCGCCCTCCTTAACCTTAGGTGCGAAGGTGTTAACCACGAAGTCTTTGAACTCAACGAACTTCTGCTTGATGGTGTCGAAGAGTTCTGGGAGGTGGACCGCTCGAGCGACCTGTTCGATGTCTTCGAACCACTTCTTGAGGAAGTTCTCCTTCGCCGCCTGACCCGTCTCCTTGGCAGCCTGGGCTGCAGCAGATCCGACCTCAGAAACTGCACCGGCAGCCTCCTTAGCCTTAGCCTTCACTTCGCCATGACCGTTAACCCAGTCACGGAAAGAGACGGCTACCTCCTTGACCTTGCCTCCGATGTCTGAGAAAGCCTTCCCAAGGTGGTCCCAAACGGCACTATTTTGAATGGTATTCCAAGTATCGACAAGGGCATCCTTCAGCTCAACGAGTTTCTCCTTGAGCCACTGGACTTTCTCGGAGATCTTGAGCTTCTGGCCGAGTTCATCGAACTTGTTCCCGAGGGATGCGACAATCGCCTCGGCAGAGGACATGTCTCCTAGGTTGAAGCCCTTGAAGTAGTCAGACAGAGCGGCTTTACCGGAGATCAGCTTAGCCTTAAGCTTGTCTCCGACACTTCCGGCGAACTCGTTGATCTTAGACTTGGCCTTGTCTACTCCGCTGTGGATGGAATCCATCGCGGCAGAGAACTCTCGACCAATTACCGAGTTCTTAAGAGCGTCTTTGACGAGACCAAACTTCGAAGCAAGATTCTTGAGCCCCTCTCCGGCACCCTTGACCTTGCCTGTGAAGTCGATCCACATGATGAAGTCATGGATCTTATCAGAAACCCACTTGATTGCCTTACCTACTAAGTCAATCGGTGGTAGAAGCAGCTTCAGGATCTTTCCACCGAGATCAAGCTTGGTAAACCACTGGTCGAACCAGTAGATTGCCTTTCCAAGAACCTTAGTTATCTGGAAGACGCCAGAGTTAATGCCTGTGAACGCCGGGAACAGGGCCTGTATGATGTGCGAAGCAACAGTGAAGACAACCTGCGCTACCTCGCCGAGAATCGTGGCAAAGATATGGAAGATCGAGAATACTCCAGTGAATGTCCACTCGAGCTTCTCAGCGAAGTTGTTTGTAATGATGAGCTTCGAAGTGAAGTTCTCGAATGCCTTCGTGATCCTGACAAGACCCTCGGCGCTAGCATTCATGAATACTCGACGGAAGGCTGTTCCGATCTGACCAAGGACCTTGACAATTGCCCAGAAGATGTTCGCTAACCCCTGAACCAGAGCCGTCCTACCACCAAGATCCTTCCACATCTGTAGGAACCCGTTTCGGGCATCGGCACTGGATTTAATAACTGCGCCGAGCCAGTCGCCGATAGCGGTAAACAGATCTGATGCCTCTTCGAAGTCACCAAAGAGAATCTCGAACGTCTCGGCCCATCCGGAACCAATGGCTTCCTTAGTCGTGTCTACTAGCTGACTAAAGGTTCGGATCTTGGTTGCAGCGTCGAATGCGCCCTGAGCAAACTGCTTGAGTTTGTGCGCCTGCTCCTCAGAATAACCCATCTCAACGAGCTGAGCCTCGGAGAGGTCGTTCGTCAGAGCCGTAAGAGTGGTCGTCATGACCTGAGCAGTAAGCCAGTCTTCCTTGAGAGACTCTCGGAAGTTTCCGTCTTTAGCAATAGCCTCATCGTAGCCAGTACCCATCATTCGGGAGGTCTCGATAAGGGCATTCCTGAACGACTCACCACCCATACCTGCCTGGACTAGCGAGTTCCAGTCCTGAAGGTGGACTGCGCCAGCCGCGATAGCCTGAGAAAGCTGGGTGTATGCAGTGGCTGTCTGCTGGGCGGTTGAACCAGAGGCCGCCGCAAGGTTAGATAGACCCTTAATTGATGCCACGGATGTCTGAAGATCGACACCCGCTGCGGTGAACAGACCAATGGCGTGAGTCATGTCACTGAAGCTGTATACCGTCTTATCGGCATAGGTGTTCAGCTCGGCCAGAGAGGTCTTAACCTCGCCGAGGGTGGTCCCCTTCTCAACCGTGTTGGCCATAATGGTCTGAATGGCTCTCATTTTGAGCTCATACTCATTAAAGCCGTCTTTGATGGTCCCGATGAAGCCGGATACGACGCTCCGTCCAGCATTCAGTGCCGCAACGCCAATCCCGCCAAAGGCGGTTACGGCAAGACCCTGCATGACGGTCATGTTCTTGCCGATATCGAGGGCCTTCGTAGCCAGATCGCCTAGCGTCGTATTCTTAGCGATCTCTCCAATACGAGAGAGACCATCTGCAGCCCCCTGCATCTTCAAGGATTCCTTGAGTCGGTCCATACTGGACGCGGATTCCTTGATTGCGGACAGGAACTGCTTGTTATTCATCTTGAGCGAGACTACCCGCTCGTCAATAGTAGCCACTACTTAGTGACCTCCTTCCAGGCCTTCTTCGCTATCTTGTCGAATACGGGCCTGATAGCGGGGTTGATGTAGTCTCGGCCAACAACGTACCCGCCATTACGGGTTCCGTGACCATATTGCAAGATGACGGCGATGTTTACGCCGTTGTTTACGTGCGAGTTAGTCCAGGTGATCTTCCAGTTCTCGCCAGTTCTGGTGACTTCGTAGTTCCAGCTAGCTGCTGTCTCACCCGACCTGGAGGGGGTCGCCGCCTTGAGAGCAGAAACCCCCTCCTTGCCGAACTGATTCATGATCAGAGCCAGGTCTAACTTCGTCATTCTGTCAAACCAATTCCTGGTGAGTTTCCAGTCTCCCTGGCTCTCGATCGTAATCATGATTCTCCTAGACTAGAGATTCGGAGTAGATGTTGGCCACTCCGGAGACCATGCATCCGATGGCGCCCTTAGCGAGCCCATCGTCGTATGCTTGTCTTGTTGGGCAGATGTGTGCCCATACCGGCTTGCCGAGAGCGGTGGTCCGTCTCCAGACCTCGTCGCTGGCGTCGAAGGACATACCAATGTAGTCCCAAGGTTTATGCCACTCATTGATCCGACCGTCAGTAACCTGATCCGGGTAGGAATACCCCCAGCACTTCCAACCATCGGACTTCCATTGGTTAGCAAGCCATCCGGCGTCGATCGAGAACTTCCAAATGATTCGCCCTTGGGCATCGGTCGGGAAGAACTTCTTCAGATCCTGCCACTCAGCAGCAGAATACTTAGGATCGAGAACCGTAATATGGCTCGAGCCGTAGGCTGCGAAGTACTCCTCGACAGTCATAAACGGCTCACCTATAGTGGTGTACTTCCGAATATCCGCCCAGGTCATTTCAGTGACGGGGGTATCCGGGGCAGTCTTATCCACTCGCTGAAGGGTCCGGTCATGGTTGAGGAACCATACACCGTCCTTCGTCTTCTGACAAGACACCTCGAGCGCACCTGCGCCGTACATTACGGCGTTGGTATATGCTCGAATAGATGCCTCGGGCCAGCTGACTGATCCTCCTCTGTGGGCGATCAGGAAGCCGCGAGTGTCCATCATGGTGTATATATCGGAGTATCCTCTTGGTACGGCACGCATGATAGACGGCTGCAGTTCCCCATTCCAATATACGAATACCGGATTGGAATTTCCAGAATCGGTAATCTCTATACCAGGAGTGACTACGGCTGGAGGTTCTGGATTCTCTTCCTCAAGTTCTACCCAGGCATAAGCCTTAGCGCCGTACGAATCCTTCACTGACGAAGCCAGTGCTCCGATAGTCATCGACCACGAGGATCCTCGGTTACGCTTACCGCCTCTAGCGATTGGGTCGGTACCTGAGGGATACCATACTGGTTCGTCTCGAGAAGATGGTGCGTGGTATTGTACGGCTACTAGATTTTTCTTGGTCTTATCGAGAGCGGGAATACCTGGTTGCCAGGTATGTATATTATATTTAGATACCCCGCCGATCGAGAATAAGACAAAGTTCTCTCTGGCATTGGTGGCGACGTCACTATTGAACTTGAAGTCACCATCAAGATCAGCTTTTGTAGCCCGTTTTACAGCTACATACCCAGATCGCCCACCGGCGTCACGGTTGTATTGGAAATCCCAGCCAGCAGGAGGTCTGGCTTTGGTGTCTCCAAACTGTGAAGCATAGAATACAACCATAAGGTCGCCGATCTCAGCACCGGTACTTCGTAGCGAAGTAGTACCAAAACCATTAACCTCAGATCCGCTACCGGCAGCCACATGAACATGCAATCCGGGCTTCGGTGTCTCGTAGACGTTGAAGTTATGGATCGTTATGTCATTCGCCGTACCAGGGACAGCGATTGAGGGGGTCCAGAGTGGATAGGCGTTATTCGGCAGCTCGAAATCGAACTTTGACGCCGCGTTTGCACCAGCACGAATATTCCAGGTGGTGATGAAGTCCTGCTTGCCGGTGGTTTTCTTTCCCGCCTCGAACCAGTTGGCTCGCATGGCGATCTGAGTGTCTTGATCTGCTGAGTATGTGATCTCGACAGTCCACTTTCGATCGCCGACGGTATAGGCATTACTCTCGAATGGGGTGGAGCTGGATCCCTTTCGGATCAATCGGCCGTCCCCTACTCGAGCGCCGTTACCTCCCCACCAGGCTCCAATTACTGGGAATACGCTAGCCATTACTTGGCCCGCCTAACAATCACCGTCCCGGACGGAGTCCCAGCCGGCACCGGGTCATCAGGTCCGAGAACAATCATATTCGGGACCTCCGGAATTTTGAGATTATCGACCTTCAGCTTAAGTTTCAGGTATCCCTTGAGCCACGGGATGATCAGCTCACGGATCTCGGCGCCCGGAGGATTCTCGTAAGGATTACCAACGGGGTGCCACTGACCACCATTTTGAGGGTCCTCAATAAGGAAGCCATCGGTGACATAGAGGTGGCTGATCGCAAGGTTGTCAGCCTTGTCGAAGACCTTCTGGTAGTTCTCGGAGGTGACGGAGTGAACCACTGCCCACCATCGAGTGGACGGATAGGCCTTCATGTGGTCAGGAAGGATGGGCGAGGTCGGATTCTCCTCGAGGAACTTGGCGGCCGTTCCCTCGAACATCATACAGACGTCGAAGTCGAGGTTGCACACCTCCTGGGAGATGTTGGATCCGGTGTTGATGGCGATCACGAAGTCCAGCCCGTTCTCACGGCGGATCGTATCGATCAGATCCTTGTACCACGGAAGGCGGTCCTTCCTGGCATCCCATCCGTTGATCACCTCGTCGAGGAAGACACCCTGCACCAGGTCGCCATACCAGTGCTTAGCGCGCTTCAGCTGCTCAAGGATATATTCCTTGGTGAACTTGGAGGCGTTAGGAATACCTCGGTTATCCTCGGCATCTGGATTGATCGCGGCTCCATACTGGGTCTTGATATAGAACAGAAGTTTCTTTGCTCCTGCGCCAAGAGCCAGCTCGCCCTGCTTCTGGAAGTCTACCTCCTGAGCCTCCCAGTCACCGCTGTTGCGGTTAAGGATGACGTATCCGAGGTTGTCCCGGAACTTCAGCGTCTGAGCCCACTTGGAGAACTGACCAGGCTTTCCATCCTGGTAGTAGTCAGGCCAGTAGTAGGTCACCGGAGAGTAGTACCGAGCACCATTCTTGAAGGGGTTCGTCTGTCGGAGTGCGTCTTCGACATCAGCCTTCTCACCGTAGGTCTTGGCCGCCTCGTCCTTGGTGAGATACCTGTCGAGTTGAGGGGTAACCGCATCCTGACCGGCCGGGCCACGCTCTCCAGCAGGTCCGGGAGGACCCTGCGGTCCAGGAGGGCCAGCGGGTCCAACTGCACCATTATCGCCCTTGGGTCCGGGTTGACCATTTGCTCCGGCAGGACCAGTGGGTCCAGGAGGACCTTGGATACCTTGATCGCCCTTAGGCCCAGGAGGACCAGCAGGGCCCCTAGGTCCTTCGGGGCCAGGTACCGGGGTTCCTCCAGCTCCACCGCCAGCAGGTCCAGGGGGCCCCTGAAGACCCCGAGGGCCTTCTGGTCCGGCAGGTCCACGTTCCCCAGCATCGCCCTTAGGTCCGGGAGGGCCAGCGGGACCAGCATCACCCTTTGGTCCTCGAGGGCCGATTGGGCCAGGCGAACCAGCCCCTCCGCCGCCTCCACCGCCGAACGGAAGCGGGGAGATCTCGGATGTGGGGTCAGCGGACATTACGTCAATAGTTCCACCCTGAGTCAGAGCAACGTGCTTGACGATGTCAAACTTGGGGGAATCGATGTAGATGGTGTGGGTCCAGGCGCCAGAGGGGGTTACTCCAGCGCCCGGAGCCAGCACCTCGATGTTGACAGCGCCAGCCTGGTCTGTCCGAACCATGTGCTCGCGCATCGAGACTGCGGCACCGTCAACGGTAGCCGTAGCCCCCTTCACGTCAGGAACGATTCGGACAAGAGCCCGACCATTCTCTCCTCCGGGAATAGTTCCCGTTAAAGTACAGTATGGCGCTGCCATTTTGAGCCTCCTACGGCTGTTCGGCCCTGTCGAGCAGGGCGTTCACCTTGGTATTCGTCTCGGCGCCGTAGACGCCATCGACCTCAGCGCCGACTGCAGCCTGAACGGCCTCGACGGTTGCGTCGTGAGCCTCCTCAGAAGCCTCGCCCCAGATTCCGTCCTGCTCAGTTCCGACCACGGACTGTGTGAATGCCACACCGAAGGGGAAGGTCTTCCCGCCCCACTCGGAAGCTGCGGCAAGAGCGTAGCAACGGGACCGAGTATTCGGTCCGGCAACATTGTCGGGATTTGCACGGACGGCGCGCTGCAGAGCGCGGATGTCTGCGGGACCAGCGGGAGCTGTGTTGCTGGGAGAGTCAGTGTATGCAGGACGGATCACATAAGCGATCGACTGATTGCGGACACGCCGCCAAACACCGTTCCCAGCAGACTGAGAGCCATAGCTGCCAGACGAGGTGTTCCCCTCAATCGTCTGGAGGGTACCGCCACCGAGGTTCTTCTCGACGAAGCCCACGTGGTCCGTGCCGCCGCCGTCCCAGTCGTAGATGACGACATCGCCCGGCTGGGCGTCGTAAACCGATACGAAGTAAGCGTCAGGGTGCTGGCGGACCTTGTTGACGGTGTAGTCAGTGTTAAAGGAGAATCCGCCAATAGCGTCAACCTGCCCGCACTCGTCCAGACACATGCTAACGAAGAGCATGCACCACCAAACAGAGTCGGACGGTCCAGCAAGCCACTGCTGACCAGTTCGAGCGGCCCAGTATCGTCCAGCTTCGGATCCGGGCTGAGGGTCGTCTGGTGCATAGTAACCAATCCTCGCTGCGGCGCGAGCGAGTACCTGATCTGCGACGCTCACTTCATCACCTCAGTCGTCTGGGACACATGAATGTCCTTGTCTTCCATGGGATCAGTACCGATGTGGGCCTGCGGAGCAAGCGCCTCCTCGGGAATGTCTTCGTGACTGATCATTGTTATCCCTTCGAGCCAAGCTTCGCTCGCCTAGCCCTGTTGAGTTCCCGGTTCCGTTCCATAATCTCGGACTGGGACATCTTCTTATCGGGCTGGTTCTTTTGGTTACAAACCCGAATGAGTGTGAGTAGTCGGTTGATGTGCCAGGTCTCACACTCGAAGGGGATCTGACAAGCGATCATCCAGTAATAGATTAGCTCGGATGATGTGTATTCGCCAGATCCAGAGTCTCCACCCGTCTCACGGATGGTCGTTGCGGTCATCGTGTCTGCCATGTAGGCGCTAATACGATCGACCTCAGATGGGGGAATCCTATCCAGGAGCGACGGGTCATACTCTTCATCAGTGATCATACACTTGATGTAGATAGCCATCTCCTCAGCGGTGACTTTGTCATTACCGATGAGGTGCTTATGGGTAATTGACTCCCATTTTGACAGCGCGACCAGGTTGTGCTCCAGGTGCAGGACTCCACCAGGCATGGAGACGAATGTTCCAGTCTCCTCATCAAACCCGTCGAGATCCGGGATAGAAACTATAAGCATTGCAGGCACCGAGGGCCCAGGAGTCTAGGTCTCTGAGCCCCCGGTGTGGTATATCAGCCTGCGAAGTGAGCCTTGATCTCGTCCGGCAGAAGAAGCTTGGGCTCGAGAGCCCCGCCTCCACCCTGAGCGTCGGAACCGAACAGCTTGGCCTCGAGGGTCTTCAGCTTACCAGCATCGACGTCCAGAGACGAGATGGTCAGCAGCGAGGTGGGCTTGGCGCCAGACACGTTGACCGGCGTGGTGGACAGCTCCCAGGAGAAGGAGATCGCCTCGGGAGAGTCGTTGACGGTCTTGTAGCCCTTCTCGGAAGGAGAGGCCTTGCAGCCGTACAGGACGTGGAGCTTGTAGCCCTTATCCTGACCAGCCACGTCGTCACCGATCTTGGTTCGGTAGACGAGACCGAAAGCCAGTCGGTCCTGCTGACCGATCTTAACACCCTTCATCAGAGTGGCAGAACCATCGCACTGCTCGAACTCGTCGGGGTAGGTGTAGGCCTCAATAGTGGCCTTCAGCT